TTTATTCCAGATTGTAGTTCACACATCAATCGGTATCTAGATCCTGCTTCATATTCTTCCCAAGAGATAAGATTACGATGAAACATATAGATAAGACGAGATTCACGAATATTTAGATATACTTTTTTTTTATCAACAATAGTTTCTATATATTCAGGTTTCTCAATTTCTCGCATTATTATCCTTATAATAAGTTTCTAAAGCTTGGTCAACATAGGCTTTAAAGCCTTTATTAGCTTCATAGAGCTTGATAAGACGAAATATGCGGTTCTTATGCTTACAGCCATGAAAACGAGCAATAAGACTCTTACACCCATACACTTGTGTAGGGTGCAATAGCCAACATAAGATAATAGATAAGTTATAATTATTATACTCATCTTTATCTTTTATCGGTTTATTTCCCTTTAAAGTATCTAAGGAAATGTTATAAGTATTACTTAAATACTTTTGAATATTAACAATCATAAGGAGAACACTATGCTTAAAATAAAATATCGTCATTCAGCGTCTAAGGGTAATACGTTTATTGATAGCCCACCTTTTTGGATCATAAATAATTTATATGAATTTGATTCAAAACCTAACGCAAGAATGAAGATGGGTAGTACTGCGGAAGATGCAGCTAATCATGCGTTACTAAATCAAATCACTGATGAAGACGTTATCAATGATTATGCTAAAACGCAATACGTGGAAAAATACAAAGGTAACGAAGAAGAAGTAGAATGTGCTTGGTCTGGAATTATAGCAAATAAGTTTGTTCAAGAATTACCACAGTTTGGTAAAGTAATGGCTTATCAAAATGAATTGCAAATACCAGGTAAAGACTATGGTCTAGAATATGACATCATAGGTAAAACTGACTTTGAGTTTGAAAATGTAATAATAGATACTAAAGCTACTGCTTACATTAGAAGATTAAAAGCAGGTCATGTAGACCCTAAATGGTATCCAAAAGCTGCAGATTTAAGACAGCAGTTTTTATATAAAGAACTTTTCAAGAAAGAAACAATGTTGTTATATTGCTCACCAAAAGATGTATATGCAACAGATCTTGATGGGAGAACAGGTTATTTAGAAGATCTTATAAATAGCTTTAAAACAATAGAACATATACTTAAAATAGCGAAAACCAAAGAAGACATTGTACGAATGTACCCTTTGACATTCGACAATTTCAGATGGAAAGGTACACCTGAAGCTGTGGATTTCGCAAAAGATGTATGGTCAAAAGCTTTCAAATAAGCTATAAGAAATTATGCAACGATTTGGAAGTATTATTAAACAAATAAATAGGAGAAACAATATGGATGTAGAAACATTTGAATGCTCACATAAAAGATCATTCGCATCTAAAGAAGGTAATGGCAAATATAGTATTTACATTACCAAAGATGATGGTAGTGATATGACAGTTTATGGTGAAGCAATAGGTGCTGAAGGCTGGCAAAAAGGTGCAAGATTAAAAATCATGGCATTGCCTGCTAGACAAAGTAAAACTGGTAAGTGGTATCAAACTGCTAAATCAGTTGAGTTACTAGGTGGTGAAGTAAGTACTTCAGTTCCTGTACCAACTGTAAGTGCTGCTAAACCAATAGCTCAAGATAAAGATGCTCAATGGAAAGAAAAATATAGATTAACAATGAGTAATCTTATGGCTTCGGCTTTATCAAATAGTAGTGGTGCAGCAGGTATTGATTTTGATTCAATTGATAAAATTGTCAGAAAAATACTTAGTGCTAAACTTAATGAAATGGATGATGATTTACCACCATTTTAACTGACTTCTTGTGCACTCCCTTACGAATCAACAAACGCACAAGTGACTAGGTAGGAGCATAGACCTGCCTAGTTAAAAACTTAAGGAATAATATGATAGAACTATTAATGTTGTTAATAGCACCAACAGAAATTAATCCACAAAAAATGGGTATAAAATATTTACTTAAAGAAAAATTTGTAGATTATCAAAGTTGTGAAGAATATGTTGTTAAGAACACATACACTAAACCAGGAGAACAAGAATTTGATGGAGTATTTTATAAAATTGATACTAAAGAATATAAAGTATTCCTCACTTATTGTAAAAAAATAGATGACAATTAAAATAAGAAAACTTATAGTAAGACTACGTATGTGGTATGCTAAATTAAGAGGACACCCAGGACATAGATGGGATTATGAACCATCTGAATGGTATATGGGTAGACATAGAAAGAAGAAAAAATGATAACTGAAAATAGACTAGAAGATGCTTTAAAGTATCTTGCTGATACTGATGAATCAAGTGCAGAAGCTAGTGCTAATGTAAAGTATTTAGATAGATTGCTTAAAAGAAAAAAAGCATTATTTATTACTGCTGAAAAAAATTTGAAGTCTATCTCTGCTAAAGAGCAGGGGTTTTATGCTTCAGATATTTATAGTGCAGCAGTAGATGAATTATTTAATGCTGAAGTTAAAGCAAGTACATTAGAAAATAAAAGAGATAAAGAAGGTTTAATTATAGATCTCTTTAGAACTTTAGAAGCTAGTAGACGTAAAAACAATATATGATTTATAAGTTTAAGATATGGGTTTGGAAACCAATGGTAACAGAAATCTTTATTACAGCAGATAATGATGAAGAAGCTACTAGGGTTTTAAAATCCATAGACTTAAATAGTTTTAATTGGAAACGTGAAGGAATGTTGCATAATCGTACAACTTACGAAGTTATAAAAGATGGGTCTAAGATTACAAACGACACACACTCCACAGGATCAAATAAGCTCAGAGACTAAATTATGGTATGCTGTATTAGCACAAGCTATTACAGATGCTTCATATTCAGGAATCCGTAAAGCTTATGTTGATTGTAAAAAAAAAGCTATAGAATGGCTTCAAAGCAATTCTAAAGATTTTCAAATGGTTTGTCATTATGCTGATTTAGAATCAGATTATGTTAAACGTAAATTTGATATTGCTTTTAATTCTAATAAGTTTAATATAACAGATGTTCAACAAAAAATTATGAATGATAAACGTACACCAGCACAAATAAAATATGAAAAAAAAGGCTTTAAACTTAAATTCTAGTTACGATAAACAAATAGGTGGATCTCATTATCAAGGTATGAGTATTCAACCTAGTCAATTTGTTATAGAAAATAAAATGTTATTTCCTGAAGGTTCAGCTATTAAATATATTTGTAGACATTCTAAAAAAGATGGCAAACAAGATTTACTTAAAGCTATTCATTTTATTGAAATGATTATAGAAAGAGATTATATTAATCAACCTAAAGAGTCCTGGATAGAAGGATATAGAAAGTGGAAAAATGGGACACTTTAGTAATCTTAATAAAGATAATAAAGAGTTAAAAATCTATAGTCCATTTGGTCCATCTATTGGTCATTGTAAATTACCTCAAGAACTTATTGATGATTTTAATAAAGATTGTGAACATATCATGGATCATAAAGAAAAGAAAAAAACTCATGATTTTTCTAATGATCTTGTAGGTAATGTTAAACAAGAATTAGTTATTAGTCCTAATGTATTTGAAAAATGGGCTCCTTATTTTCAAAAACTTATGACTGCTTATATAAGTGCACATCCAGAAAATGTAAATGAATTACAAAGAATTAGATTTAGATCTGCTTGGTATGTAAGAACTTTTAATGGTGATTTTAATCCAGCTCATTATCATACAAACTGTCATATTTCTTGTGTAGGTTATTTATCTTTACCTGATAACATTCAAGAAGAATGGGATCGAGAAGATAAAGATCATTATCCTTCAGCAGGAAATATTGAAATGCAATATGGACAAGTACAATTGTTTTCAAATAATGCAGTAAGAATGAGACCAAAAGTTGGAGATTATTATATCTTTCCTTGGTGGATGTATCATATGGTTTACCCTTTTAAAACAAAAGGAGAACGTAGATCTTTTAGTTTTAATGTATATGGCGAACCTAAAGAATTACCTCAAGACAAACCTAAATCAAAACTAATACTTTAGCTTATAATTTTTTCTATTATATTTTGTTTTATCTTTAAAACGTTTATGTTTGTATTCAGGTAAATTCCTAGCGACTGGATTCCTAGTCGTCATCGTCTTCTTCTTTTTTTGATCTAACTTTTCCAAAAATAATCTTATAATTAAATTTTACACTATCTTCAAATTTGTTTCCTGTTGCTAATGGCTTACCAGTAACACCTATAGAATGTCTTGTGTTTTCACAAGCTGCTAATAATAAAATCATAAATAAAAATAGCATTACATACTTCATTTATCATACCTTATTCTTCTTTTTCTTTTTTTTCTTTTTTGGTTTTTGTTTAATCTTCTCAATAGTTTCTTCAATATTGGAAACTTTTTCTTTAATAAGAACCATATCTTGCGACAAGCTAAATGTTCTTGAAAGCGTCCACCCACCAAGTGCGATGAGAATAGCCAACAATGCAGTAATAATTTTATCATTCATTAATATTTATCCTTTAATATTTTAAGTATTTTTTTTTGACCCATATAAATTTCAGTTTCAGCAGTCACTTTACCACAAGCAAATCTAACATTTTCAGGATTAACTTCACGAGAAGCTATACGCTTACTTTTTAAACAGTCTGACATAGACTCTTTATAAGTGTGTTCAATAATACCACCTTGATAAAACATACAAAGAGCTACAACTACTTCTACAACTTTATCCATTAATGTACTCCATTTCCATTTGAAAATGTTCTTTGTTTATCTTTTAATTTCTCTACATCTTTTTGCAATTTATCAACTGCTTTTGCTAAAGCTGTAATATTAACTTCATTATGTAACATACTATCTACTCTTATTTGTAATTTATCTGTTTGTTTATATAATTCTTCAATTAACATAAATTGTTCAGAGTCTGCTGGCAACGAGCCTAACAAGCCTCTAGGCCAGCCAATTCTAAATTCAGAATTAAGTTCTAAATCTTTTGACATAATTTCTATTTGTGTGCTATGCGTATTAAGTTTTTCTTGTATGCCAAAAAACGCCCACGTACCAATTGAAACAAGAGCTATTAAACTAGCTACTGTTTTCATAGGCATTTGTACTTTTGCTTCGTCTGATATTTTTAGAGCCATTGTATTATTTTAAATATTAAATAGAGTGTTATAAATGTAAACATAGCCATCATTTGTATATCAAAAGGATGGTTTGTCATTTGCGAAACATAGGTAATGCTGCACCAGAATTATGATAGCATTTTAAACATGATTTTTCTGCAGGTAAATAAGCATCATTTGGAAATATAATATATGCTTTATCTATAGGAATAATTTTACGACACCATTTACAATGGTTATTCTTTATTGGTTTTTTTATTTCCTTGTTGAGCATCTTTAATTTCTGTATTTGCTTTATCTAAATCTTCTGTTACGTATTGTAATTTTTGTAATGTTCTTTTTAATGCTGAGTCTTTAGACTTACCAGCATCAGTTAATTCGTTAAGCTGTTCCTTAAGAACTCTTACTTGTTCTTTATATTCGTTTATTATTTCTTGATAGTCTGCTTTTTCGGTCATTTTTTAGGTAGCTTAGGTCCACCGCCACGAAAGATCTGTGTACCTTTAATACCAAAAATACTAGCAACAACTAATATCCACAGATTAGTAAACCATGAAGGGAGTGCCTGGAAATGTTCAAAGAAAATTTTAATCTTTTCCATAGCTTGTGGATCGTCTGACCATACTGACCAAGCGAGCACCACAATTGGCAACGTAAGTATCGCAAGAACGACTTCGTCTTTGTAATCGTTTTGTCTAGCTTCTAATAATTTACCATTATATTCTATTTCACCACGAGCTTGTTTCTGTGCTGTTAATAAAGCAGCATCAGACATTGCTTGTTTTGTTCTTTGTTTATTTTGATATATATGGCTTCCAGTTTTGAGAGCCATCTTTGCTAATCCAAACCACATTATTTTAATTTTCTCCTATGTATTGTATAGAACTTTCCTGTTCTTCCACCAACGTGACGTAATTTAGTACGTTTGTTGTGCAATCTATTCCACGCAAATTTATGTAATTTATCTCCAACATACATTAAGTAGCTGAAGAGTTTGTTGGAAAACCCTCCCATGCTTTATACATTCCTTCCACAATTAATTCATCAGTATATGGCTGCTTGCCATTTTCCATCTGAATGATTGCTTTAACTAATGGTAGATAATGTTCTATACTATTATCTAATTGATCCATTGGATTTGTGCCTGTTTTTTCACAAACAAACTTTATATAAGCGTCTGTATCGTTTTCACTTGGAGGAGCCCATCTTGCGATGATGTCTTCTACATTATATTTTTTATGTGAGAAACGATAGACTAAGAGTATACGCATTAAAGCTCGTATACCCCATACTGTTTCACTAAAAACACAAAAGGTTGGATCTGATTGTTCATCAGCCAACCCATCCCAATCAGTACCTAATTTGATATTGCCTGGGTTTTTGTTTCTAATTCCTCTAGGTAATTTTTCTATTCCATCTGCCATTTTGTTTTAATACCATTGGGATTAACTTAGGTAATCCGTCAATGATAACTCCTGTTCCTATTACTGGTCTAGACTTTTGTAATTTATTATATTCAAAAGCTAAACTTTTCATATTAATTAAACATCCAGTTTGCATACCCCATAATAGTTCATTTGGATTACTCCAATAATCTATTTTATATGAAGTGTGATAATGTCCTTGGACAGTACACATCCCATATTGTTGGGCTACTTTTAAAACGTCTTTATATTTACCATGGCAGAAGTAAATTTTTTGACCATTGGATGCCGTAAGGATCAAGTCTTCATGCCAAGTCCAACCTGGACCTACACCTAACATATCATTATAACTTTTAAATAGTTCGTGTGGGATTCCATGTCGTGTTGCTTTCCTAAATACTAAACTTCCGTGATTAGAATCTAGAACGTGCATTTTAGGAAACATCTTTTGTAAATCTTTAAAGAATACCTTTGCAATTTCTAGCTCATCTTTAGGAGAACGTAAGCCTGGATGATGATCATGAAAAGAAATACTATGCCAATCTAATTCATCACCCATATTTACAATACAATCAGGTTTGTACTTTCTCTTAATTGCTCCCAGAAAGTCAAGTGTATCTGGGTGATGGTAGGGTGCGTGTTGATCGCTTATGCAAAGTATTGATTTTCGAAGCATATCATTGCTTATACTCGTATTTAGTGTGTTAGTCTAGGATCAAAGGTACAACTTTATGTATCTGTACCTGGTTCTTCTACACCATAACAAGCAAACTTAAAGAATATTTCATCTTTATTAATAGGTTTTTTTCCTATTTCTTTCATTTTACTTATAGATTTTTCATAACCTGCAATCATACATTCATAATGACTTGCATATCTTTCAGGAAATTCATAAGGAGGCATGCATTCAGCTTGTACATAAGAGCACATGACAATTGCCAAAGCTATTTTCATTATGGAACTAATAGAGTTTTAACTAACCCTAAAAGGTTTCCTAACGCCATAACACCGACAACCCAAATAATTTTATAAATTGTATTTACTTTATATGATAAATGAACAATATGATTATCTAACTTAGTATTAATTACTTTAAGCTCGCCATGAATTTTTAATATTTCTTCTTTGTTTTCTGTGTGTCTACTCATTAAAATAATGTTTCGTAAGGAGACCTTACTAACCCTTTTGTTTTATATTGTGTATATCTTGGTCCATTATATCTAGGATGACCTAGTTGTCCTAACACAAAATCTACTGCGGTATCAGCTGCAAGATCAGCACTTAGCCCATCTCGTTCTAAACCTTCAGCAATATTTTGTGATGCTGTTTGTAACCAAATAGGTAAAAATCTTCTACCTACATGACCGCCTATTTTTAAACCTTTATCAATGGCATCGTCATCTTTCTTAGTCATATTAGGACTCCACTTAGTAGTTAAGTATTTTTTATTAGTTAATACTTCTATTGTTGTTCTAGGTAGAGAACCTATTTTCTTAAGACCTGTTCCTTGCGGATTAGTTATCCAATGAAATGGTTCCATTAACTGTTTAGAAAAAGTAAGTACTTCACCATTCCCTAAGTCAATTCTTGTTGGATCTGTATTCTCTAAAATAGAATGTCCTGCGAACATATAATTTAGAGCAGTTCCTGCTGCTGCATAAGTAAGTGCAGCTCTTGCAAAATAATATTGATATAGTCTTCTAACTGCTTCATCTGATTCAAAACCAGGTAAAGACTTAGCAATAATTCTTATATTAGATATTGTCCAATCTGGAGCAAAGAGTAATAATTGCATATACCCTCTTGATCCTGGAGCAAATGTTGTTTGTGTTAATTTTTTAAGCCAAGGTGTTCTTATTTGTTGAGCAATTAATTCCCAATTTTGTCCACCAAAAGCATCATTAGTATATTGAGCTGCTGCTCTAGCTTTACGATATATAATAGCTTGAGTATCACCAGACATTATTCTATTAGGATTAGGTCTTCCCATAATAGTAGGACTATCTAATGCTGTAAGAAATGAATGTATTTTAGCAGATGTAAATATTCTATCCCAAGTAATTTTATCAAACCATCTAAATACTTTTTCTATATTATTGTTATTAGATATACCAAAATGTCTTTTGAAAAAAGCATCTACATTTCTTATGTTATAATAAAATCTATCAAATCCTACGTCTTCAGGTATAGATATATTTAATCCTGAACCTTGAGAAAATCTAACTACATCATCATACCCTTGTGTTCTTAATACAGTTATTGCATGATCAAAGTCTTGTATGTATGCTTTAGGATCTCTAACCATTTTAAGTAATTCTGGTTTAGATCTAGGGTTTAACATTTGACCAATGAACTTAGGTTTAGCACCAGCAAACCATAATGATTCTACTAATGCACCAGCGTGAAAGAATGAGAATCCTACAGCTAATCTTTTCATCATTAAGTTTGTAGTAAAAAATGCAGACATTAACTGACCTTCAGTTGTTGCATCAAATACCATTCTTAATGATCGTTCTACTCCTTTATGAACTAATGGAGTAAACCCTGCTTCTCTAGCAAAATAAGGATGATCAAATTCTACGTAATTAATTTTTTCTTTAGGATGTATATATCCAACTTGTTGTCTTGTTGTAGCTATAAATGGATTAGATCCACTAATTTTTTGTTTACTTAAATTACTTATAAGTGCTCTTGTACTTAAAGCTTTACCTGCTGCAAAAGCATAGATACGAACTAACTCAGCAGGATCATCCATGCCTGGTCTAATTTTAAATCCTCTTGCTAATCCTTGGTTAATATCTTGAAAGACTCCCCTTCTAGTAAATTGAAATTTTCCTGAAGGACCATATACTTTAGTATCAAAATCATTAGTAAATTTAATAAGTTCTTTACCTGGATATTGATTCCACATTAAAGGTAAATAATTAGATCTTTTATTAAATACTAAACCTGCACCTTCTTTACCAAATATATCTTCGTATTGATCAAAGATTTTTCTTAATGATTTAGCTGCAACTTTTTCTGGTTGACTTAATTCATTCCAATTAATAGCTTGAGCATTTTTATTAAAGTTAAAATTCTCATCTACTTTAGCACGAGTAATATAATAAAATACTTTTCTTCTAGATTTAATAGCATCAGGTAATGTATCTTTAATTTTGTTTGATAGTTCTTGTGCTAATGAATTATATCTAACTGTAATAAATTTAGCAGTATCTAATGTAGCTTCTCCACGAGCTGCTGCATCATCAAACACTTTATTTGTTTTACCAAATAATGTTCCTAAGCCTTTAGCTGCTGCATATATTCCTACACCTGTAGCAAAACCTTTAGCTGTTGCTATAAGTTTATCATCATCTGAAGTTAAGAATTGTGCAGTACCTATAACGCCACCAATAGTACCAGCTTTAAGCAAAGTATTTTTAGCCATATCAATTCCATTTTCGATAGGCGGTCTCATAGCTACTGTTATATCTGATGCTATTCTATTAAACTCTGCTTCACTTGTAATAACTTTTGTTTCTTTTCTTATAAGTTTAAGTAATTCATCTACAGAATAGTAATGACCTTTAGCATTTGTTTCTACTAATTTTTCTGGATTAACTTTGTATTTTTCAAATACTCTTTGTAAAGCTTGATCTGTTTTAACTCTTGGAACTCTAGTTGCTCTTTGAGCTGCAGCTGACATACCAGCAAATCCAACAGAAAATATAGCTCCTGCTGTTGCACCTATTGTAGTTTCAACTGTTGTTCTATGAGGATCAAACTGTGCGTTTTCTCCTAATTGCCATGTAGTAGAAAATACTAATGGCACACCAAGTGTAGCTATAGCACCAACTTTCATATCTTGTCTTGCTGCCATTTTAAGTTGAGCTTGTTTGCTATACTTACCTGGAGTATCTTTGATTAGTTTTAATTTTCTACTATTTTTTAAACGTATACTATTGACTACTCCTCTACCTAATCTACCCCAACCCAATGGCATAAATAACAGATAAGGATCTGCCATAATCATATTAACTAACTCTGCACCAAATAATTTAGGATTTTTCTTAATCATGTTACCGACTTCTTTAAAGTCAATATCCATTGGTCCATCATCTAAAAGATAACCAAAACGATTTAATTTACGTTCAGCTTCTTTATATATTCTTGACCACTTTTTATCTTGGTTATTACGAATGTAATCTAAGGCTTCTTGTGCTTGTTTCTTTTTTGTATTGCCTGTCATCCATTGATATAAGGATGCAGGTAAAGATTCCTCTAACATTAAATCTAAAGGATTCTTTAAAGATTGAAAAAACCCAGGCGTTGCATCCTTGATAGGTTCTTTCAAACCATCTGGTATACTACGAACTGGGTCTTTTAATTTAAATTCATTAAGATTAAAATCATTAGCCACTTAGAATCCCCACTCATCTTTTACTTTCTTGATGTATTGAAACTCTCTACTATCGTGACCTGCTTTAGATAATTTATTAACTGGTTTAGTTACTGTTTTAAATGGTGATCTTTTAGTTTTACCAGAAAATTTTTCTAATGTTTTAACAAATACAGCATCACTTTTTTTAGATGCTACACCATATGCTTTCATAGCACCTTTTTGTTTAGCTCTAAATATTTTAAGTTTAGCTGGTTTTAAAGTACTTTTAACACCTACAGCTGTTTTAGTTCTAGATCTACCTAATGCACTAGCAGTAGATCCAACTCTTTTACGGCTTCCCATAAGTGTTTTAATAAAAGAACGTTCTGCTGTTTTAGAAGCTAAACTTTCAGCAGCCATACTTACGCCTGCTCTTTCACTAAATCCCATAAACTGAGGTTTATCTCCAAACTTTTTAGTAAATTGTTTTATTGCTGCTTCACCAGCATCTGGTTTAAATTTAGGTGTTTTTTGTGCAGGTAACTTTTGCACACCTTTAAATTTTTTGCTTACGCCTTTTATTATAAATCTTTTGATCATTTAATTCCTAATCGAAGTATTCAGGGAAACGAGATCTGATAATCTTTTCAGCTCTAGTTTTAGATACTTGTTGTAATTGTGGGTTTGCTGCTAATAGCATAGCAAATATTCTTGAATCGTCATTAGATACTACTTTACCTGATTCTTTAGGTAAGAAATATTCTGGTCCTTGTTCTCCTACAACGTAGGCTTTATTAGCTTTTACTGGTCCACCTTTAGCTCTAGTTTTTATTACTTCATCAGTTCTTAATGTACCTGCAGTAGCTATTGTACCACCTACTTTTTTAATTTTACCTTCTCTTTGTAATCTTTTAAGAATTTTTAATTTAAATCTTGTATTAAATACTAAAGGAGGTTGTCCAGGTTTTACAGCTTTTTGAAGTTTAGCCATTTCTTTTTGAAGTTCAATAGCAATATCTTCAGAAGCCATATCAAACATAGCTTGTCTATTTTCACCTTTAACTGTACCAACTATTTTTTCAAATACACTTGGATCTTCAATATTTAATTTTTCCAATAAACTTTTAACTTCTGCTATATCTCCAGATGTAGCTTGTATAGGTGCTTGTTTTCTAGCATCCATTCTATCTTTAAATTGAGCAGAGATACCTGCAGATTTAACAAAGTTATCTAAGATACCTTCATCAATTCTTTTTCCTTGAGCTGATGATTGCATTAAAGCTAAACCTAAAGTAAATCCTGGATTAGCCATTAATCCTTCAAAGCCACCTTTGTCTTTCCAATTAGCTGTAGCTTCTTTCATATCTACACCAGCCATTCCAGCTAGTCTTTGCATAAATCCTATATCTTCGTTTTGCGTTCCTGCTCCACCTGTTTGAATAGGATCTTGGTATCTATTTTGATTTTGCATTTGATTAATATTTGAACCAGGATAATTAGTATTAGATGGTAATATTTGTCTACCTTTTTGATCTAATGCACCTGTTCCACCCATACTTGTAAAATCTATACCAGTATTAGTTTTATCTTTCCAAAAAAAACCACTTTTTTCAGTTTTGTCTCTTTCGTCTGGTCTTTGCATTCCATATCCGAAGATATTAAACATTCCATCCATATTATAATATTCCTTTATTTAAATTATGCTTTTTTAAAAAGTTAAAGTAAGGTGTTTCATTAACTGCCAGTTGTCCTACTGGTGTTGAATTACTTAATATATTATTTACTTTAAGTTTTGCAGCAGCATATTCTGTTGCTAAATTAAATCCACTTGGATTAGTACTTGATGCTCCTAAACTTTGATACCATTTTTGTGCAGGAGAATCTGTTGGCATAGTTGTTCCTGAAACAATGTAAGGTGCATGAGGTGCTACTGCATTCATTCTTGCTCTTTCACCATCTCCACCACCACCAGTATTATTATTTCCTCCAGAAGTGCTTCCACCTGTAAAACCAAATCCTTTGTATTTTGCAAATTCTGCTGCGTTCTTTCCTCCAGCATATAATAAACTTAATGTTGGAGAATATTTAATAGCATCAGGTCTTCTATCCCAATGTTCTTTAAATGTATAATCTTGAAATCTTTCTACTTTTTGTGTTTCTGGATTCCATCTACTTTCACCTGCATAATCACCAGAACCAAATGCTGCTTTTTTAGTTGCAGCTTCTTGTGCTGATACATTGTAAGTAGGATCATAAGATGCAGATCCTGGATCATCATGTTCACCATGTATAGATTCTATATTAGTAGTTGGTGAATAAGTATCTCTTACGTTATCATCATAATCTCCACCAGTATTTGGACTTCCTGAAGGAGCAAAATCTCTTCCGCTTCCACGTGAAGTAGCTCCTCCACCTGGTGGTCCAGATGGTTTTGTAGATCCTGAATAAGCAGCATTACCTGTCATTGCAGCTTTTGCAGAAGCGTGTTGATTTCCTCCACCGCCTCCATCTGATGATGATCCTCCTCCGCCTGACATATTTCTCCTTAGTGTATAAAAAGTATAACGATAATTACTGCAACAATAATCACAGCTTTTTTGTGTTCTGTCCAGAAATGTTCGATTACATCTATAAATTCATTCATTGTATTCATCCTTATAATAATCCTCCTAGTAAACCACCAAGACCACCTAACATAGCTCCGCCCATAGCTCCTGCTCCGCCTGGATTAATCATGTTTCCAAATGAAGCTCCCATCATAGCACCACCTGCGGCAGTACCTAAAGGATTAGCTCTTGGGTTTTGAGTAGTATTTTGTTGTGTTGGTAGCCCATAAGCGATTGGTGCTACAGTATTGTAGTATTGTTGTAATGCCATTTGTGGTGCTAGTTGTTGTTGTGCTTGTATATCTTCTAAAGCTCCACCGACAGCGGTTAGACTTGGTACTTGTTGTGCTGTTTGTAATTGTCTTTGACGTTCTGCATTGTAAGTTTGAAACGCATAAGGCATTGCTTTTTGAGCAACTTGATCTACAACAGCAGATTGTGATAATGGACTTCCAGGTGTTCTACCTGCTCCACTAAATTGTCCAGCAACATTTGAATAAACATCTGTGGCAGCATTAGCAATCATAGGAGATAAAAAGGGATTACTATAGTTACCTTGAATTGTATTCATAAGTTGAGTATTGGCAGCACCAGCCATTGCTTCTTGTGCAGCTAAACCTTGTAAAGTTTGTGTATTAGGTGCTACATAACCTGCAGCACTTGGTCCTTGTCCGTATATAGTACCAGCTTCGGATAGAATTTGATTCAATCCTGGTTCTGCTGGTGCATATGGTTGTGCGGCTTGTACACTAGTACTTGTACCACCACTGCTTCCTCCTCCAAATGACATATTATTTGTTCTCCTTTTTTTTTTCTAATAAGACATGACTTTCAGTATAACCAAAGGGTTTAAGAATTTTCTTCCACCCTGGTCTTGCAACTAATTCTAGTAAGTCACAATTTTGCTGCCAAGCAAAGTCTTCAATGTGTTTAATTAAATGTTGCCATTTTTCTCGATGTTTGCCTGTCATAATTTTGATATTTAAACATCGTTGTAATGGTCTTTGTATTACTTCGGTAACTACCACTCCGTAATACTTAGAGTTATTTTCTATAGCTTCATGATCCCAAAGAATCCAAAGTTGCATTTTTTCTTCTTTTATCCATGTTTTAATATGATCTGATAAAGCGTAATTATTTGATCTTGTTAAAGCATTTGCAATATCTCCTATAACTACTCCCCAAATTGCATCTACATTAGATGTAGGTATATTATATAATTTAATCACGTTATTACAAGATAACTTATACCAAAATGTATTGAGTCTGACGAGGATATTGTTGCTTTAAGAACATCAGAAGATTCTAAAACTAATGATACTTTTATTATTTCTACTGCTGTATTAGCAGCAAGTGTTTGTGTTTTAAGTATAGTATATTCTGCACTAGCAGAACTATCTGATAAATCTAAAGATATTGTTGGTGTATTACTTGTATTATTGGTAACTCTAATAGATCTAATAATAATAGTTTCATCAGAAGCTGCAGTTAATAAAGCAGTTTCTGCACTTGTAGCTAATGCTACACCTTTAAATTTATAATTATTAGCCATATTTATTGTTTGTTTATTAAAAATTATTTCTTAAACCAAGATGGAAGTCCTAAATGTATTCTTTTATCAAACATATTTTCTTTAGCACCTAGAGTCTTGCTATTATTATAGTGCAAAAATGCTTGTACGCATTTTTTGCCTTTAAATTTATTTCTCCAATGTTCTACTTCACAACCTTTATAAACCAACATATCTCCTGCATTTAATTTAACTTTAATACCTTTTTTACCTTCTTTGCCTGATGGCTCTAAATATATATCCCAAGTATCTCCACCTAAATTCATTGTGGTAGATATTTCACAGCTAAATCTATCCTTGTGTCTTTTTAAAACATCACCCTTTTTATATATTCTTGCATACGTATAAGCAGGATAAAGTTTAAGTTGTGTTTTTTTTTCTACAATTGGTTGACATTTTAACATTAAAGTTTCTATTACGATATTGGCATATTGAGAATAAGTATGAGGAATCTGCTCGTCTGCTTTTTCGTAATACCCAATTAATGTTTCAAATGGAGAAATATATCTTTCCTTTAAACACGTATCATAAACTTGTTTTTGTATATTAAAATAATTGTAAATAAATGTTGCTAAATCTTTTGAAATTGCTTGACGTATAATTAGATGTTTATTTTTTTTA